CGGACAGAAGGCATACGAGTAATTTCAGCCGAGTTAGCTGCTTGGAAGAGGGCTGCAAATTCAGCCGAGGTGTCTGTGGATGCTGGGATTGTGCCAGCAAACATGTCGAGGTATGTGTAGATACCTGCGCCAAGAGTAGTAATATGTGCCATTATTTAGTCTCCGTAATGTTTGAATGTAATGAAGTAGGATGCGCTGTAGAGCGAGCTATTGTCGCTGTCTATCCCTTCCACCCGAAGGTGAGAAGTTCCAAGCTCAGTTCCGTTATTGAGTTTTTTGTTTTTGAAAACAGAGTCGAGTTCACCAGAGATTTGCATGATACGTTTCTGGCCTTCACCAGCTTTCACGAAAATCTTTAAAGCAATCAAGCCTGAAAGAGAGGTAAGTCCACCATAAGCTTCTCTTGTGCCTGTTGTAGGCAGAATGAAGAGTCGGCAGTACTCGTTTGGGTTTTTGATTTTACCAAAATAGTTGTCTGGAATGACTTCGATACTCTTACCTGACCAAACAGGGGAGGCAATCACACCATTGATGTCTGCAAGAAGAAGTTCATACATTATGAGTCCTCTCTTACTAATACTAGGGTGATAACGAAATCATCATCAGCGTAAGATTCAATGTTATACGTTTTGTTATTGATTGTTAGTGTATCATAGATTGAAACGTCAAGACCAGATTTCAACATACCAAAGGTCTCAAAAGACTCTGATAGGGGCCGTTTGGTGCTTGTCACGATGATTTCAACTTTTGTGGTTGAAGAGGTAGAAACAGCTCCACCTCCTGTAAAGTCATAGCCCGTTACCTTCTTAGAGGAAAGAGTTCCTGTCTGAACAAGATCACCCACGGCTGCAAAAGCTTTGTCTACAGCGTTTTCGATCGTAGTTCTTAGGGACATTAGTTTCTCCTCCACCAAGTGCTAGTACCACCCTTAACAAGCAAAGGCTTGATAACACGGGTAGCGTTAGGTGTCTTAATCGGAACCTTCTTTACATCCTCATTAGAGTCTGTCAGGGCAATCGATCCAACCTTGATAGACTCGAAAGTCTGGGTTTGTCCACCTAAAAGATCTTGGTTCTCGATCAAGTGAAAGGCTTGCTCATAGACAGCAACCTTTACTCTGTTTGGAACCTCGTCCACGGCAACATCAACCAACTGACCCATCTTTGGATCGAAGTAGGTGACGTTGTTCCGTGGCCAAGCAAGAGCCTGAGAAGGACTAACAGCGGACCCAATCCAAGCATTTTCGTCGATTATCTGCGTTGCAGTAACCAAGGCTTGCTCCTTGACCTCCGCACTGGAAGTGAGCCAGCTAAGGCTATCAATGCGGTTGTCGAAGTAGGAGTCAGCCTCAGTGGTATCGACATAGCTATTTGTGTTGAGTACTAGTGCCATTAGTCCCTCCTGAGATTAAGCGTGGAAGATTGGGAGAATGCCCAAGTTCAGAGCGTCCATTTTACGGCCCCAAGCGCCAACAGCGGCGTAAGAAGCGTTCGTAGCGAAGACGTTAGTAGCGCCAGCCCAGTCGTAACCGTAAGGGTGCATGATGGAACCGTAGCGGTACCAAATGTCAGTCGAACCACCACCAGTATAAGCAGCAGCAGCACGCTCAACTTCAACAGGAGTAGAAACACCGATTGGAGAGAAAGTGACGGACTCTGGCTTAATGACAAAGGTAGCTTTTGTGGACATGACGTTCAAGTCACCAACAGCAGCACCAGCAATCATCTGGTTAGCACGAGTTGGGATCAAGCGGAACTTGCCACCAAAGATTGTGGAGAATTCAAGGTTACCATCGGTGACGATGATATCATCAACCAAGTTAGCAGCGCGGAATTCAGCCATGTTCTCAGGGCTAGTTACCATGTACATGTAGTCTGGCTCGTAGTCTTTGAAGGCCATACCAATTGCTTGGAACAGGCGCTCACCACGGGCAGCACCCATAGCAGAGCTATCGAACAGCTTACGGGCGTCTGTGTTGTCAATAGCAGCAGCACCGAAGAGACCAGCAGCGTTAATGTCAACGAAGAAGCCTGTGGCAGCGTCGTCAGCGTCTGTGTCGAAAGTTGTGAAACCACCGTTACCAACACCACCAGCGTCACCAAGAGCAACTTCAGAAGCAGCGACACCTTTGAGAACAGCCAACAGGCCGTTGTGCTCGTCTTGACCACGGACTTCAGCGAAGTCACGGGCGATTTTCATAAGACCGTCTTGCTTAGAAACGACCTCTTGCAGGTTTACCTGCTTGGCACCGAATGTGCGAACAGTCTTGATGTACTGTGCAACATCAGTGGTGATGTCAGTGTAAAGACCATCGGCTGGGTTAGAGAGCGACGCAACGTTGATCTGTGCGTTCAGTGGCTTGTACCAGCGGAACTGACCAATAAAGCTTTCGCCTTCAGCAGTGATGTCGTCACGGGAGCCGACGATGCCAGTCGAGTTCAACTTCTTTTCGAAGGTGTAAAGCTCGTCTGTGTAGGCAGAAATCGCGAGAGCGATATTCTGGAAGTCTGTATTTGTAATAGCCATTGTGTAATTCCTTGTTTAGAATATTATTGTTTTGTTATAGGGAATAAGTCCCAAGCTTACCACTTGCGGCAAGCTTTAGAATTTCGGCGGTTGTTGTCTCTGTGATAGCCTTCTTCTCTGTTGTGTCTGACGGTCCATTTGGAGTCTGTTTACCACCGCCTGTGTTAGTTTTAACTTTGAACAGGAAGTCGTTGTCAGGGTCTTTAGAATAGGCTTCGACGAAGGCTTGGATAGTCATGCCGGACGTATGCGCCCAGTTACCATCACTGTCCTGCTTTAGTTGCTCAACAACATCTTTACGTGCCATGTCACGACTCCGCTCATTCTTGAAGTCAAGAGTTGAGAGGGCGTTATTGACAACGTTGTCTCGCTTGAGGCTAGTGTTCTCAGCTTTCAAAGTTTCTAGTTCTTTGTGGGCTTCAGCAACTTTCATTTCTGCTAGTTCCTGTAGTTTACCTTCTTTCTCAAGCTGAGCCATTTTCTCAGCAGTTTGGGCTTTGGCGAGATCTGCTTTTTCCTTTTCGGTCTTAGCAAGCTTCTCAGCCATTTTGTCCATGTTTTCTTTCATCTTAGCAAGGCGTTCATCTGCTAACTTCGCAATACGCGCTTCGATGTCGTTTTCATCGGGCTTGTTACCTGAGTCATCATTGTCATCTTCTTCTGTTTCACCAGCTTCCAACTTTGCAATTTCTGCCTCCAAGGTGTCGATCTCAGCTTCAAGAGCTTCCTTCTTGTCCTCTGCAACAGTTACGAACTCGCGGCGTTTAGTGTCTAGCGCCTTTTTCATTTCTTCTAATGTCATGGTATCTCCTTAAGCACAGCTTAAATTATGGGTTAACAAAGGTACAACCTTCGTTTGTTTGTTGTAGGGTCTTGACTATTACAAATATATCATGGACCAATTCCATACCAGTCTTCCCCTGTCTTAAAGGGAGCCAGAATGTCTTTTCTTGTTATCTTGTTTGGTGGATCAATGAGACCAAGCTGCTTAGCCTGACGTAGTAGATCCTGATAGGTCGAGTAGGACATACCTTCTTTGCGCATGGCATAGAGGGTCTTCCTAATCGTATCGCCTTCGAGAGCATCTGCATAGATGGTTCTCAAGGCTGTTCTTGCTCTTTCGGCGTCGGCAATGTTTGTAAAGAACGCATCGTGGATGGTTCCTGTTCCAATGTCATTTTTACGACCCCAAAGGTGAAATCTTCGAACAATCACAGCGTCATTACTGTGGTTGCCGTTTACTCCCAGTCCGATAGAAGCATCTGCTAGAGAGCCTTTGCCCAACAGTTTCCCGTCTTCAGCACTGGCCTCGTAGATGTTCTGAACTCTCCGGCCTGTAACAGGGTCTCGGAAGTCAATTCTTTCTTGGAGTTTTGGTCGGTATCTCTGCATCATAATCTTTCCGTCGAAAGTGACCCAAGGGATATCTACTTTTTGTGTTTCAGCAACATAGAGTCTGGCTACCTTCTTCCAGAACGTAATAAACGTTTCTGTGACAGGTGCTCTTTGAGCTAGGTTTTTGGACATAATACGAGACACAGCCTCGAAGTCTTTTGGGCCAATAAGCCCTTGCCTAGCGTTCATAACCTTGTTGACGAAGTCACCTGTATCCGGATGGATGTCGAGGGCCTCTTTAAGAAGCTCACGGCCAACAGGTGTGTTGTTGTTTACAAGTTCTACAAGTTCCTTTCGGAAAGCCTGTAGGTCTTTAACTGTTTGTACTGCATCTAGTTTTGTAGCGAGCTTGATCTGAGAGTCAACTGTTCTTAGCTGATCTGTCAAGTCGCCTTTGGTAATCGTTAGAAAACCTTTCGAGTCAAGAATTTTAGAAAGTTTGTTCGCAACGTTAGCTGTCTTTGTAGCTTCACCAGCGCCGTAGAAGGTAACCATGTTCTGCGCTTTGGCAGCTTTGGCTAAGTCTTCCCAAGTCAAGTTGGCGTTTCTTAGAGCAGCAATCTGTAGAAACTCTGGATCAGTAATTGTGTCCTGAGCAACCAAGTCATAGAGACGGTTCTTTCTTGTTGTAGCAAGTACGTTTGAAGCCTCAGCAATCGGCCTGTCACCAGTAGACAAAGCAATGATTTGAGCACCGCTAGAAGAGGCGTCGTTCTCGATCATAAGTTGTGTCTGGTAAGTTCTCAGCTTGCTTACGTTAGCAAAGTTTCCGTCTACATGGTCATGGATACGTTTGTACTCCAAGGCCAGACGAGCCATTTTACCTACCTCTGCTCCTTCAAGTCCACGGATAAGAGGATGTTCTAGGAACTCTCTGATACGGCGGTCTCTCTGGGTTGAGGCTTGTAGTAAGGCTCCGACTTCTCTCAGCTTAGCTTCATTCCTTGCGAAGATAGCACGTCTACCTGCCTGTGTCAAGGCTTCTGTCGCTGGGCCAATTAAGGCACCAAGCTGGATTTGAAGCTCTCTAACGGAGTCTTGGTCAATAAAAACCTTCTTGCCTGAGTTCAGGAAAGGTCTAACCAGTTCTCCGCCTGTCGGCGTTAGGTAGCCACGGTGATAAACCCGTCCACGCGAGTCAATAAAGGCTTGCGTTCTGAAAGGAGAATTCCGTAGTCGGTGGTACTTGGCTGTGGTCATCATCCCGTAACCCTGTTCTCCACGGTTTAGGATCTC